ATCACTTGACCGATAGCAAGTCCTGCTGCCAAGTCGTAATTTTCCGCGCTGCCTTTTTTCTTTGTGACGGTATGCTCAAATCCACCTAGAACACGCTTCGATCTTTTGTCAAAATCATGTAGCCCAAAAATGTATTGCACGTTCTCTGGATGCTTTGCTCGTGATAGCCATAATTCTCTAATCGCCAATGCCTGCAATGGTCTGTCAAGTGTCGCGTGTATAATGCTAAACAAAGGCAAATCTGGATTGATTGCACTTGATGTTTGATAGGTTGCTTCTTCGACTTCTCCATTTAATCGCAGACATTGGCGATAAAGTTCTTCTGCTTTCCATCCATACCATTCGTTATTCTGGCTCCAGTATGTTACTGATGGGTGCGGCGTTCCGATCATAAGCTCTGCCATCTGCAATGCTTTTTTATCGTCGCCGTCTATTAAAGCGTAATTACAAAGTAGCGCGATTGCCTCCCGTCGATCAGGCATGAGCGCGAACGCTTCCGCTGCCGCTTGCTTGCTTCTGGTGCTGTCGAGTTGCGCAAGCTGTAAAAGCAATTCGTATTTTTCTATGTCCCCGATGTCAGGAATCTGCAAAGCGATATTGCAAGTCGTTAAAAACTTTTTCGTTTGCCCCGTTTGGAAATATTCCTGCGATAGATAAAACAGATTGCGCCATGTGTTGGCTAATTCTTTTTCAAGGATTGCGACGTTGCGATTGTGACTGCTTGTCTTGTCCGTCAGTGGCGCATGGATGATGGGCGCATCGATGATTCGATATGTCACATCATGGTCAAACTGCATTTGCTCATGGATGGCGTAAGCCCATTTTGTGCCTAGCGTTGATCTAATTATCCGCTCGCGCATTACGATTTGTTTGTCGCCTTTAACGTGATAGGGGAGAATAATAACCTCTGGAGCGTCATCGTTACAAGCTGCGCGGATTTTTTCCGCTGATTCTTTTGAAATAATATCGTCAGCATCTGCCCAAATGATAAATGCACCATTTCCAAAAAGAGGAGCCGATTGATTGATGGCGATTTCTAATGCTTTTTGTCGTGCTGCACCAAAATTGTCAACGTGAGGGAAATCATCATTGCGATAGAAATCAAACACATACGGCTTTTTACATGTAGCCGCAATAATTTCTTTAGTTTTATCTGGTGATTTGTTGCCGATAGCTTGCACAAAAACAAACTTATCCGCGACATGAGAAAACGATTCGATAAAGCGAGCAATTACCGCTTCTTCGTTTCCTACGATTGCTGTTAAAATGATTTTCATATGGGTATTTTGCGCATCCCTAACCAAAAAGCTAGGGATGCGCGGTTGCTTATGCGAATGATGTGGTGATCAATTCAGCGGCGGTTTCGTCGATGATTTTTTCCGATGTATGCTGACGCACACGAAGGATGTTGGAACGACGCTCGTCCGAACGGTAGGTTTCAGGCGTGAACAATCCAGTGGTGTCTTTCGTCCACTGAATCGTGCGACCGATACCACCAGCTTGATATTCGCCTCCTTGGATTTGGCAAACGCTAACGTAGGTGTCAGACCAGATGAACGACCCCGAAAAGGTTTGGCCTTTTTGGTTAGCGTTCTTGGCTGCTTTTGCAACGTAGAGCATGTCAACGCCGAGAGCGCGAGCAACGTCATCTTCGCCAGGAAGCGTGAACTGACCAGCAGACTTAGGCACTACGCCGAAGATCTGATTTTGCAATAGCGTAGAACGCTGAATGCGGTTGAACACGTTTGCCGACATGATGATAGCGTTCGGCACGATGCCTTTTTTGAGCAGTTTCAGCTTTGCGGCTGCAACGTCTGCGGGAAGGTTGATCGTGGCGAGGTTTGCTTCGGTGTAGGCAACGGCGGCGGCGGTAGCGTTGAACGTAGTAGCGTTCATGACAGCAGCGGCAACACGAACCTCATAAGAGATACGCAGCGAACGCTCAAGGAGCATTGCTTCAGTTGCTTCCAAGTTCATGAAGCGTTCTACTTCTGCCTCGTATGCGTCATCGATAACAGACTCAAGTCCGTATTCGATAGCGTCATACTGGTCAGTGTCATACATGCGGTTGACGCGATCGTATGAAGCTCCAGCAGCGCGAGGTTTCGCATCGCCGTTCATAAGTTCGCCGTTAGCTAACTTCGCTTTCATGTAAATACCGCGTTTTACGTCCTCGCCTTTTACGGGGAGAACTTGATCGCCGATGAACATTTTGTTGAAGTCAGCGTTTGCTTGCATCACAAGAGCGTAAATGTCGCTCCGTGGTGTTGCTTGTGCGTTGGTATAGGGCATAATTTTTTATTAGTTAGTAGGTTTTGGTTAGTCGTATTTGGCAAACTCAAGAGCGATGCCGTTTGACGCGACCCCGTTGCTTAAGCCTTTAATAAATGCTGCGTTTCCAGTTGTGACAGTTCCCGCATAGCCACCAGTAATGATGGAATAAGTAGTAGCCGCCGTGATTGCTGTTCCGCTAGCCTGAACAATAAATGTTCCTGGTGCTGTCCATAATTTTACGCGAGCGTAGTTTGCATCGGCAGCATCCTCTTGTAGAATGCCGAGTCCGCGCACGCCGTTAGCGCAAGCCTTGATTGTCCCATCGCTCTGAACATCAACGGCAAGAAATGCCGTAATTGCGCCAGATGCGAGAAACGTGGAGAATCCTGAGTCGTTTTGAGATGACATATTTTTCTGTTAGTTTGTTTGGTTGTTGTTAACTGTTTTTCACAAGTCTGGAAGCCTCGTAAGATTTCCAAGCGTCTGAGTATTTTGCGCGATTGGTTAAAATCGCACCGCGAGCTTTGTCGGTATTGCCGCTAAACTCTTTGATTGCAATGTCGGTAACATGTTCTTCAAAGTGTTTTACTTTTGCTGGTTCTGCGGGTGTCCCTGCTTTGCCAAGTGCGGTAGTTCCAAGTTTAGCGGTAAACAATTTGATTGCTGCTTCCGCTCCGCGTTGCGCCGCCAGTTCGATTTTCTTAGTAACCACTTCGTCATCATCCGCATCGGGATTCATTGGCGCGGGTTCGGTTTCTACTTCCGTTGCGGGAACTACTGTATCTGGCGTTTCGTCTTCTTCAAATTTCTTCGCGAATTTCGTAGCCATGTCTTCAAACTTTTTGGATAGCTCATTGATGCGATCCTCCAAGCTCACTGTTGCTTTTTCTTTTTCTTCATCCATAATTGGTGTTGTTGGTTTGGTTTGTGTTGGTAAAGCCGAGAACAAACTTGTGTTCGCGGCTGGATCGCTCACAAGCGCGACCGTAAGGACACGCGAGCAACGCGAAAATGCTTTATCACCTGACACTTCGTCTTGACCTTCAAACTCAAGACTCATGCCCATGTGATTAGGGTTTTTTTCCGCAACTTCTAAGATGCGCGGCTTTTCGTTAGCCGTTTCGTAAATGTGAAAATCTCCGACAACTTTTCCGTCTTCGATAGCAAAGTTTTTTACGTAGCCGACAGTCGAGAGAACGCCGCTACCGTGATCAAGTTTTACTTTGACGCTGCCGCTATTGTAACAATAGAGATATACTTGCTCCAACGTCTTTTGATCAACTGTCTCTTGCCTGCCCTCTTTGTCAAAGTGACCCTCTGCCGCGCCTAGTCGAATGAGCGAGCATTTACGAATGATGCCATTTTCAGCATCGATCTGTGATTCTTGCGGTATTGATTGGTAAAAATGTTTCATTGATCTGGCAATTTGTTAGGGTTAAATTTTCCGCTTTCGATGATTTGATATGCCGCCGCATAAGCTGCGTTCGGCTCATATCCGCTGGAGATTAAAGCCTTGACCAGTTCGTGCCTGTCGTTGCGGTTCTTGGCTTTTTTTTCTTTGTCGATTGGTTCTTGTTTTACTGGTTTCGCAGTGTCGCGTCGTTCCCTGCGTGATTTCAACTGGTCAAGTGCTGCTTTATGTTCCGCTAAATATGCGTTCGCCTTGTCTAATTCAACGCGTAATTTTTGGATTGCGTCTGCGTTCTCATTGTTAGATTCTAATCCTTGCAACGATTCACGCAAATCTGCAATCCACCCATTTGCAAAATCAATATTTTCTGTTTCTTTTCCAATTCGTTCGTTGATAGATGAATCGGATTCTCGAAACTCTTTGCGGGAAAATTCTTTTCCTTCGACGTTCTGACTTGTTGATTGTGTAATGGCTGTCGGTTGCGCTGGGCCATTGCCAAACACTGATTGCTTGTTGACTCCATGCTTCGCTGCCGCCCTGTCTTTAATCGACTCCCATCGGCACATTTCATCTGCTACCGTTTCCGCGTCTTGCGCGTCATCCTGCCAATATTTCAGCGGGTTAAGCAATCCGTTTTGCCATAGGTTGACCGCTGCCGACGCTTCCTTGCCGATGTCTGGTTGTGGGTGCGAGCGAAAACCAAAGCGTCCCCGGGTAATAATTCGCAGTTTAGACACGGGAAAAATTCCCTTTGCTATTGCGTCAAACAAAAATGCGTTTTTAAGTTTTTGCGCGTGTGGCGTAATTAGTTTTTGAACGCGCTCAAACTCTGCTTTTGCCATCTCGCTTTCTAGTCTCGATGAAACTCCGCCAAGTGCGCTTGCATCAATAGCGAATGAGTAGGGGAGATTGTAAGCCATTGCTACCAAGCTAAGAAGCATTTTAAGCAATGCCTGCTCTTCGTTACTTGGTGAATTTGATGAGGGAAATTTAATCTCTGCCCCAGCTTGTAAATGGTTAATTTGACCGAAAAGAATATCTTGTTGAAGAATCTGTGCTGTATTGCCAGCAAGCGTAGTTGCGTATGGGTCTGCCGCGCCGTTCCCTGTTGTCGCTCCATTGCTGTTGGTGAAAACTGTAAGCGCGCTTGCAAGTTTCGTTTTTCCTTTTGCGTAATCAAGAATCTCGTAAAGGTCTCGCAAGTTCTGAACTGCCGTTGCCAATGCCGAAACTCCACGATATTGATCAATCCGCATCGGGTCTGTTAGGTGAACAAACTGATCTGCTGGAACATCCACGGGCGAATCGTAAAGACTCGTTGTCATAGATCGACGGAACACGCGAAACGCTTTGATCTCACCAAACTCGCCAATGATGCATCCGCTCACGTAATCATCGGAAACAACATTTTGATAGATTCCCCCGATCCTATCAGGCTCAATCGCTTGAATTTTTAAAGGAAGGCTTGTTGCT